CCGCTAACCAAAAAAATAATTGTAAAGAAGTTGCATTATCATTATCTAAAGTTCCTGTTGTATCTCCAACAAAAGTTAAAGTTTTCTTTTCCCAAGTATCTGCTGAATTAATTGTATAAGATTTTGAAATTTGTCTTGTATTATCATTATCTACTATTTCACATATGTAAGTACCAGTTTTATTACTACGAACCCAAAAACTACAAGTTAAACTTTCAGCAGATGAAGTTCCTTTTTTTAAATATTGTAGATTTTGACCTTCAATATTTTGACCAAAAATAACATAATCACTTGCACCTAAACTTGCATCAGCAGTTGTGCAATCTATTTTTGTTGATTTAGCAAAACCTTGACCAGTTGGTACAGTTGATGATTGTTCTGATGACCAAGTTCCAGCACTACCTATTTGAAATTGAAACCTGTCTACTGTTGGGTAGCTTGTGCTTGTTAATGAAGATGCAGAAGTTCCTCTTTGTGCTATGCTCATGTCACCATTGATGATGATGTTTCTGAACTTAACATTGTCTTGAAATCCAGCACTTGGTATTTTTGATAAAGCCATTTATTATACTCCTATCAACGCTTTTATTTCAGCGTCATTTAAACCTAAGTCTTTTAGTTTTTGTTTGCCTGTTGATGCGTCTGTTTCTTTTTGTGTTTCTGCATCTTTTAATTCTTGTATCTTTGCATTTACTTCAGCTTCAGTTGGCATAGTTGCACCATCTTTAATAATCTTAATGTATTGGTATTGCATACGTTGGTCGTTAGGAATTTTATTTCCATTGTCGTCATGTGTTTTCCAGCCGTACCAGTTACCACCATTGAAAGTATGTAATGCGTCTTGTAAATAATCTCTATTCATTCTATGTGTCTCCTAGTCTAACAAATGTAAATCCTGTAAGCTGTCGATTTGTTGCACCAGCAACATTTAAATTTCCAGCAGTTTGTTGTCTTACATGAAATTTTACTTTGTCATTTGAAATATCAGTTACATCAAAAATATACATACAAGTGGTATTAGCTTCTTCTGCTGTTCCTAAAATTGCACCATAACTTGATGCTCTCCTATTGTAAGATGAGTTATCTGTTGTTACATAAATTTCTAAACCAACAAATTGATGTGTTACTGAACCATTTTGATAAAACGCACCAGTTCCAGTTATCAAATAAATACCAGTTGATGGAAATGAAAAAACGCCAGAACTTTCAGACATTCCTGTGCCAATACTTCCAGCATCTGAAGTATCAGCTTTTTCAAGATTTGTAGTTAAAAAAGTATTTGTAGAAGTAACAGTAACTGAACTTAATCTCCATTGTTCTGCCATTGTAATTCCATTTTTAAAACCAGATGTTAAACCAGTTCCACCATTAGCAACTGTAATAGTTTCTCCAAGCATAGCATTTGTAACTGAACCAGATGCTGGAGTTACTGTTTGAACAGCTTTACCAAGAAATACTGCATACATTGTATCAGTAGCTGAAGTTGCAGCAGATAAAGTTAAGGATGTGCCACTAGCTGTATATGCGTAAGAACTTCCAGGTTGTTGAACAACATTATTAATTACAAGTCTTATTTCATTTTCATTGGCTACAGAATAGTCTAGCGTATATGAAGTTGTTGCACTTGTTGTAAAGTGCTGAACTGCAAAGCTAGTGTAGCTTAAAGCTGGTTGATTACCAATAAAAGGCATTTATTTCTCCTTATGAACTAATTGCGTCTACTGTTGATACCCAAACATCTAATGATGAAGCTGTGTCTGATATTACTTTTAAAGCGTCTCCAGATTGAACAACGAATTTTGCACCACCATCTAAAACTTGTAATGCAGAACCTGTTGGAATTGGAGCATCTTTAATTAAGTAAATATCATTAGCACCATCATTGATATATACAGAACAATTAACTGCTGAACCTGTAATATTTGCTACTGATATTCCTACAACTGTGTCATAAGAATCAGCAGTAAATAATGTTTGTGCAGATGTTCCTACATCATTGTATGTGTATCTTCTAAAATTTTGTGCCATTATTTCTCCTTAAATCAAAGTGCGATTGCCATAGCAATACTAAAACCATTAGACGCTTTAGTATCAATTTGTGTTTGTATTGCAGAAGTTACGCCATTAACATAGCTTAACTCTGTATTATCTACATCACCATTACCTATCTTTGTAGCATTAATTGAATTAACTGCAAGTGTAATTGTACCTGAAGATGTAATTGGTGAATTTGTTACTGTAAATTCTGATGAACCAGCATCTGAAACTCCAACGCTAGTAACTGTACCAACATTTGCAGGAGTTATAATAGTAAATGTAATATTGCTAGATCCTAGAGTTGCACTCGTATCTGTTGTGCAAAGGTAGATTGTATCAGCGTTTGTAGTACCTTCTTGAACAACAACTATCTGTCCTGCAAGTTCTGCAATGGCATCATAGTCTGAGTTTCTAGTAGCTGTACCACTAGCAACAACATCATATATACCATTTTCTGATGCATCTGTTTGATTTTTAACTAATACTTTTTCACCTGTAGCTAGTGTTAAACCATCAAGTGTATCTCCATTTTGAAGATCAGCTGTTAAATCAATATTAGCTGTTGTAGCAGCTCTTACAATAATTCTTGTTTTTAGTCCTGCAACTAAGTTATCTACATATGTTTTTGTTGCTGCATCTGAACCTGCACTTGGAGATCCAAGACCTGTAACAGATCCACCAGTAACAGCTACATTATTAGCATCTTGTGTAGATATAGTTCCAAGTCCTAATGTAGTTCTTTGTGCTGATGCATCTGCATCATCTAATAATGCTTTACCTGCTGTTGTTAAATCATATGTACCAGCAGTACCAGATCCTGTAAATTGTATACCTTTATCTGCAGCAGAAGTTAATCCTGCAAGAGCATCTAATTCTGTATCATGTGCTTGAACATCTGAACCTATTGCAACACCTAAATTAGTTCTTGCAGTAGATACATTTCCTAAATCAGATAAGTTATTTGATGCTGTTAGTTTAGTATCTATTTGAGTTTGTATCGCTGATGTTACACCATTAAGATAACCAAACTCACTATTTGATATTGTACCATCATGTATTTTAGTTGCATCAATTGCTGCACTTGCATTTACATCTGCATTAACAATGGCCCCATCTGCAATTTTTGCAGAAGTTACAGCACTATCATTAATTTTAGCAGTTGTTATTTGTGAGTCTGCAATATGTGCAGTATCAATAGATCCATCAACATAATGTTCTGAGTCTATACTATCATCAGCTATTTTTGCATTTGTAACTGCATCAGCTGCAAGTTTTGCAGTTGTTACAGATCCATCTGCTAATGTAGCTGTTGCAACAATACCTTCAGGAATTGAAGTATTTGTTTTTGAAAGAATACCAATATAAACATTAGTAATAGCTTCGTTTGATAAAGAACCTGAATCCCAAGTTACATTAACTGTTGTGTTTGTAGAAAATGATGTGCTTGATATAGTTCCATATATAGTTCCTGGAGTTGGAGCTACTAATTTAATTCTTCTGTTTGCATGATAAATAGAAGTTACATCTACACCATCAATTGTAAATGATGTTGCTGATGCATAAGTTGCAGTATAAGTTCCTGCACCATCTCCATATTCAATCCATTGTCCATCATTAAACCATTGTCTAATATCTGCCATAACACTTCTAAAAGCATTATTAATATTAGAAGGCAGCATACCTTCTGCAACAGATACTGTATTAGTTCCTGTTGTAGTATTGTTTGCTGCTGTAGTATCGTATTTACCTATAAAGTTTCCTGCCATTTTACTCCCCTATAAACCAAGCAAACGCTTTATTATTCTCTTGGTTTTTTTCATTTATTAAAGCATTAATAGCTTCTTCAATTTGTCTTTGGAAGAACTCTTGTGTTTCAAATGAGTATCTTACATTATCAATATCTTGTGTATCCGTCATCTAAGTCCTGACTTTGATGCAACTAAATCTACACCTTGAGCATTATTCCATGCAACTCCACTAGGTGTTTTTACATTTATTTTAACATATCTTCCAGATTGTCTTACTGGATTGATACCTGAAGTATTCATACTTACTTCAGAAGATGTTGTTACACTATCTGCTAATCTATCTCTTGTTTTAATAGTAACAGTAGCAGTAGCATCTACAATAGGTCTTACTCCCTGAATACTAGCTCTATGATTTGGAAATAGTTCTAGTTCAGAAGTCTCAAGTTCACCTTGATTAGCAGTACCTGAAAAAATAGCTGCTTTATAATTATTATCTATTGCACCAAGTAATAACTGTCCACCAGACCAGAAATCAGTATCTAAAGCAATATTAATCTGATCTAGGTTTTGAGATATAATATCCATAAGTTCAACAGTATATGCTCCCACAAACTGTGAGAATATGGTACTAGCATTAGCTTCTGCTAAAGACCATTTTTGTGTTGCATAATTATATATTATAATTCTATCGCAAATTCCTGTAGTATTGCTAGTATTTTGTGCAGATGGGTACAACCATAATGCTAATTGATTGAATGGATCAACAGCAGCACATATTCTATCACTAAAGGCTTTGTTAAGATCTAGATCAAAAAATCTATTAACTTTCTC